ACAGCTGACGCATTATCAGGTGAGATGCAAGAGCAACGAGAAGCAACTGGTACATACAAACCAGATTGGACACCGTTTGACTCATACGATAACCCTATAGAAACTAAAACATGGTGGGGTAAACAGCTAAGAGGTCTAGTACACTTCGGATCTCTAGCAGCTGGCACAATACTAGCAGCAAAAGGTGCAGCTGCTACAGGTATTGTAACTATACCAGCTGGACTTGTAGCGTTGTCAAAAGCTAACGTTGTAAGAGGCTTGGCTGTTGGAGCTGCGTCTGATCTTATATCTAAAGAGTCAGATGAGCAAAACGCATTAGGAGCATTACGTGACAGATATGGCTGGGCTGATACAGTTATATCTACAAAAGATACTGACTCTCCTGTTACAATGAAAATAAAAAACATTGTAGAAGGTATGGGCATAGGACTATTCTTTGATGGTATGGCGTATGCACTCAAGAAAGGTAGCCAACCAGTTATTGACCAGATTACAAAACGTAACAAAAGTATTAAAGATCAGACAGTAGAGGCTGGTGTTGCACAGCTACGTAAAGGAGAGGCTGAGTTTAGAGCTGATAAAAATGCACCACTTGCTGAACCACATCAAGGGGCACATGTGTCAGAAGTTGACCCACAGGTAGCTCGTGAACAGCTATCAAGAACTCGTAAAGAGTGGGGTCAAGAAGAAGGATCTACTGGTTCTGTAACTCGACCTTTAGAACGTGAGCGTATTGCACAAGAAGGTGCTACAGATGATGCGACAGTAGAACGCATTATGAAAACACTGATGAGTAGTGACAAGTTTGCAAAAGAACTAGAAAAAGCAAAAGGTGACAGAAAAACACTTGCTGCTACATTTAGAGAATCTATTGAAGGGCATCAACGTATTACACAAGGTAGAAATGCTGTTGAAATGTCACCACAAGAATATCTAAAAGAGTTATTTGAAACTAATGACGTAGTTGATGGTCAGGAAATATGGACATCCAAGAACGTAGTTATAGCTGACTTAGTTATAGGTTCTTTAATGAAACAGCTTAGAGATACAGGTATAGCTGCACGTGAGATATCCGATTTAGTTGATATTACAGATGTAGATGGACCAGCTAAACAGCTTGTAGATACTATGCTTACTGCATTGTATGAGACCAAGAAAGCTAGGTTTGTCAAGTCTGACTCATTTAGAGCTTTGTCAGTATCAGGTAAGAAAGCAAAACAAGCTGTAGACGAAGCAGTACAAGCTGATATAGCTGATGCAAAAGAGTCTATTATGTCCATACTTAAGATCTCTAAAGATAATGCAGATGATGATATGGTCAATGCAATTATCGAAGCGTTTTCTATTATGGATGATGTAAATACATTAGAAGACTTTGACCAGTGGGCAAGAACAGTTATCAAAGGCGGTAAACTAAACAGAAACGATATTGACCGTACAGGAGCCCTTATAAGAGAGCTTGAGGGTGTTATGACTAATAGTGTTCTAAGTGGGCCTAAGACTCCTGTGAGAGCGATTATGGGTACAGCTGCGGCTACATTTTTACGCCCGTTATCTACAGCTCTAGGTGCTGCTGTACGTTATCCTTTTGATGGTGACGCATCTACACTAAGAGCTAGTTTAGCATCGATCAATGGTATGATAGAAGCTATACCAGAATCCTTTACATTATTTAGAACAAAACTAAATTCATATTGGAAAGGTGATTTAGCTACAATTAAAACTAGATACTCTGAGTTTAGTCGTGGCGATCAAAACTGGGAGCTTATACGTAGATGGGCAGAAGATAGTGGCCGAGCAACAGCCGGTGACACAGCTGCATTTCGACTTGCTAATCTAGCACGTAACTTAAATGACAGTAACTTTTTGACATACTCTACCAAGATTATGGCAGCTACTGACGACGCTTTTGCACACATTCTTGGTCGTGCTAAGATGCGTGAAAAAGCTATGCGTAACGTACTAGAGTTACAAGGCAACGGTATACAAACACCTAAGATTACCAAGAAGTTAATGCAAGCGTATGAAGATGACTTTTATGCACAAGTATTTGACTCTGCGGGTAATATATCAGACGAGGCTACACAGTTTGCACGTAAAGAAGTTACACTTACACAAGAACTTACAGGCTTTGCAAAAGGTCTAAACGATGTGTTTACTGCTACACCACTAGCAAAACCTTTCTTTTTGTTTGCTAGAACAGGTGTTAACGGCCTTGCTTTAACGGGGAAGTATACACCGGGTTTCAACTTCTTAGTCAAAGAGTTTAACGACATAGCATTTGCTAACCCTAACAATTTAGACTCTGTATCAAAGTATGGTATATTTACACCAGAAGAGTTAGCTAATGCAAAGGCTTTACAAACAGGTAGATTAGCAATAGGCTCTGCTGTAGTATTTATGGCTACACAGGCGTGGATGCGTGGTGATCTTAACGGTAACGGACCTGTAGACAGATCAAAAAGACAGATGTGGATAGATGGTAAGTGGGAGCCAAGAACTATAAAGCTAGGTGCTGTACGTGTTGGTTATGATAACTTTGAACCATTTAACTTAATTATGTCTACAATTGCTGACGTAGGTGACGCAAGCGAACTTATGGGTGAAGAGTGGACAGAATCAGAACTACAAAAAATCTCATTAGTTATTGCACAAGCTGTTACAAGTAAGTCATACCTAGCTGGTATACAGTCGTTTGTTGACTTATTTGCTGGCCGACCCGGTCAGTTTGACAGAATTGTAGCTGGACTAGGTAACAACATTGTACCTCTTGCTGGTTTACGTAATGAGTTAGGTAGATTATTTACACCTTACATGCGTGAGATTGGATCAGGTATTGACCAATCCATACGTAACCGTAACTTAATTTCTGAACAACTACCCGGAGTTAAACAGTTACCTATTAAATATGATATGCTGAACGGTAAACCTCTAAAAGATTGGGACTTTTTAACTAGAGCATATAACGCTGTTAGCCCTGTTAGTCTTAATTTAGACCAAAGTCCCGGTAGAAACTTTTTGTTTGATAGTGGTTATGACTTACGTATGTCTACATACTACGCACCTGACAGCACAAACTTAACTGATAATCCGAGAGTAAGATCTGAGTTTCAAAGACTTATAGGTGAGCAAAACTTAGAACGTGAGTTGGATAAATTAGCAGTAGATCCAAAGATTATAGCATCTATGGAACAGATGTATAAAGATATAAAAGGTGGACTACGGTCTCAGTATGATGCTAGAGACTATTACCATAATATAATTATAGATAGATTGTTTCAACGAGCACGTCGTAGAGCATGGGCACAGCTATCATCTAACCCAGAAGCTATGCAACTAATGGAAGAAGAACGTCTAGAAAGAGTTAGAAAAATAACTAAAAAAGACGAAACTCGAAATCTTATTAACATATATAAATAATGGCAACAACAAAGACAACTGAAGAAAAATTTAGCGGGACAGGCTCACAAACTGTTTTCCCGTTTACAATCGAATATTTAGCTACGTCTGATTTACGAGTATTCGTAAACAACGCAATACAAACAGAAACCACCGATTATTCTATATCTGGATCAGACCTTACATTTGTTTCTGCTCCAGCAAGCGGAACACTAAATGTAAAAATTAGTCGATCAACAAATCTAGATAAAGCTAGAGCAGTATATGCTGCTGGATCATCCGTTAGAGCTTTAGACTTAAATGCTAACCAAGATCAAACTTTATTTGCATTACAAGAAAGATTTAGGTCAGCTGGTACGTCAGTCAGTGCTACACCCCCAAGTAGTCCTGTTGATGGAGATAGATGGTATGACTCATCATCTGGTAGAACATATGTTTACTATGAAGATGTAGACTCATCTCAATGGGTAGAAGCCAGCCCAGCTCATTTAGGGAGTTCTGCTCCACAGATAACAAGTATATCTAACGCACAGGTAGCAAGTAACGCTGGCATAGAACAATCAAAACTTAATTTAGCAATAAATACTAGCGAACTTGCTGATGGTGCAGTAACTAATGCAAAAGTAGATGCAGCAGCTGCTATAGATTCAACAAAACTTGCCTTTACACAAACTGGTACGGGTCCTGTTGCTAGAACCGTAGATAGTAAATTAAAAGATATTGTTTCTAGTGATGATTTTAGTAATTCAAATAGCACAACTTTACAAAATGCTTCTGCACAAGCTAAAGCTAAAGGAACTTTTTTAAATGTTTTAGCGGGTACGTATACAGATAATTCAAACGTAACCCATACAAACGTAGGTGGTTTTTATCATTTAAACGATAGTTTTGTTTCTGGTGGTATAAATTTTCCTCAAAAATCTGCTCAGAATTTAATTTTATTAGAATCCTCCACTGATACTACAACTGGAAGTGTTGATGGAAATAAATCAAGAATACCTTTAAGTATCAATGCTAGAGCACAAGGAACACAACACGCAGATTGCATTAGAGTTAATATGTACAATGACTCTACAGATGGTCAAGGTAATACTGCTATTTATGCTAGATCAATTACTTCAGATGTAACAAACGGAACAAATGCCACTATGGGTATTTTTTCTGAAACAAGAGCAAGAGTAGGAAATGCAAGATGTTTTACTGCTGAAGCTGCTGGTTTTACTCACCCAGATAATAGTGGTGACTCAGCAAGTTCTGGTTCGTTAATAGGATTTTTAGTTCATAATGTTACTGGAACAAATGCTAGAACTAGACACGTTACTAATACTGATAAATTAGCTGGTAATCCTGATAAAAACTTTGGAATTTATTTTGTTGGTAGAGCTTATAAGCTGGTTATACCGCAATCAGCAATCACAGAGGCAAATCCGGGCGTTTTTACATCGTCGGCACATGGTTTAGTTAATGGACAATTAGTTATTTATAATAGTCAAGGTGGTACAAATATTGTTCATAGTGCTGGAACTTTAGCTGATAATACAAGATTGTACGTCAAAGTTATCGATGCTAATACATTTAATGTATCTTTAAGTGACACTGATATAGATAATAATTTATTGCACATTACAAATGATGGAAATGACAATCAAACATTTGAATCAATATCTGGTTGGAAAGATGGCATAAATTTTGACAAAGGCGGTATATTAGATGGTGGCACTTTATTAAATGTAGGGACAAATCATAAATGTGCAGATGGTATCAATTTAAGTGCAGGTACTTTTTCTGGTCATGCAATAAAATTAAATAATAATCAAAAAATTACTTTTGGTGGTAGTGGTACTATTCATCAAACTTATACTGGCTCTATATTTCAAATAAATAACGCTAGCACTACTAATTTTCAAATTATAACTACTGGTGGTATTACAGAAACTAAACAATGCAGACCTCTTGCTGATAATACACACGCATTAGGTGGTGGTTCAAGAAGATGGTCACAACTGTTTGCTGGTACAGCTACTATATCTACTTCTGATGAAAACGAAAAACAAGATATTAGAGATGCTACAGATGCAGAAAAAAAAGTTGCAGTAGCTATAAAATCTTTATTTAAAATGTTTAGATTTAAAGATGCAGTAGCAGCTAAGGGTGATAATGCAAGATTACATTATGGTGTTATTGCACAGAATGTAGAAACAGCTTTTAAAAATGAAGGTTTAGATCCAGAAAAATACGCTTTGTTTTGCAAAGATACTTGGACTGACGAAACAACAAACAAACAAGTTACAAGATTAGGTATTAGATATTCTGAACTTTTAGCTTTTGTAATATCTACTTTATAATTATGGCATTAAATTTTCCCACAGCCCCAACAAGCGGTGCTACACATAACGCTTCAAATGGGTTGCAATATGTATTTGATGGTGTCAAATGGACATCCAATGGAGCTTATGCTACTGGTGTAAGCGACAAAACAAAACTTGATAACATTGCTAGTCAGTTTAACGGAACTCTTACATCTTTTAACTTAACAGCTAATTCGTCAGGAATAAATCCTTTAAATGCTGAATCGTTAACGATTAGTTTAAATGGTGTAATACAAGAACCATCAACAGCTTACACAGTTAATGCTGCAACAGGAGTCATTACCTTTGCTTCTGCTCCAACAGCTGGTTCTACATTTTATGGTATCTTGCAGTCTCGTCTACCTTTAGCAGAAATAGCTGCGACTAACATTACATTTACAGCAGCTGGTGCTGGAGCAGTAACAAGAACTGTAGATAGTAAGTTAGAAGATGTTATCTCTGTTAAAGACTTTGGTGTAAGAGGAGATGGATCTACTGATGACGCAGCTAATATAAATGTTGCTTTAACACAAGCAGCTGGTAAAACTATTTACTTCCCTGCTGGAACTTACATTATCGGTGCAGAATTGCAACCTAAAACTGGAACTACTATCGTCGGTGATGGTATTGAAAATACAATTATTAAAGCAAGTAGTTCTTTGGCAACGAATATAACTTTAATAAATATAGTTGATGGTCAAAATGCTATAACTATAAGAGATTTAAGAGTTGATGGTAACGAATCTAATAGAAGCACTGGATCAGGTGGTAGTAATAATATCATGATAATGAGCAATAGAAACATACTTGAAAGGGTATCTACTATTGAAGCTGAAAATGCTGGTATTTTATTTGGAAGTTCGAGTGATGGGTCTGAAGAAAATACAGTAAATAATTGTATTATTGAAGATAATAATGGTGTAGGCTTAAGTCAAAGTAATTGTAGTGGTACTATCATTACTAATAATAGATTTGCTAGAAATGGTTTAGAAAACTTAACTATTGATGGAAATTCAAATAGAACAATATGTACCGACAATAGATTCTTTAAACATCTTGGTGGTGTAGGTAATATTGGTTGGGACGACAGCGTAGATTCAAAAATTTGTGATAACTTTATAGATAACCAAAGTGATACAACTGCTACTGCTGCAAATAGAAACGGTATTTGTGTAAATAATCAGATTGCTGGTACTGATCCCACAACTCACCGTTGTATAATTAGTAATAATCATATTGTTAATTTTAAAAATAATGGTATTTGGTTAAAAGATACAGATGATAGCGGTGCTTTAGAAGATGCTGGTGCGTTTATTATCAGTAATAACTTTGTATCAAGAGCAACTTCACCAGAGTCAGGTTCTACTGATATAAAAATTGGTAAGACAACCTTTAAAATTATTATTGAAGGAAACAACGCAGAGGATATAGACGTAGACGATGCAACTCTTACAAACATGTGGGGTTTTTCATCTGATGTACAGGTAGGAAGTACAAAGCATACAGTAATAGACCAATTTACTGATACTGACAAAACAAATGATAGACTTGAACCTTCTGTTTTTGTTAGTGCAACATACGATGGTGGAGATCTAACAGGTGATCCATCAGCACCTTTAGGAATATATGCACAGCATGAATTAAAAGGATCTACCTCAACCAACGCTTTTACCCACTCAATAATGGGGTATGGTCTAAATAATTCTGCTGGTGATAATGACACTATCGGTACTTCTGGAAGAGCTAGAAAATTAGATGTCACAGATGGTATTGGTGATGCTGCTGGTATTTGGGGAAGTGCTTATCAAGAAAGCACCAAAAACGGCGGTGTTATGGGTGCTGAAACTTCTATTTATCAAAATGTAGCTGGTACAGCAGCAGCAGACAGGCTAGGTGCTAAATACTCTACTTCATTACATGTAAACTCAGACAGTACTGGAAGTAAAGCTATTGCAGGTATTGCTATAGACAGTACAGGTAATAACGGTGGAAAGCATGGTTACTGGAATGGAATAATTATTGACGGTAACTCTTTTGGGTCCGGTAGTGCTAGTATTGGTGCGGCTGGTACAGTGGGTATCAACTGCGGATCTTGGAGTAGTTCTGTTGGATTTCCTGAGCATGGTATTAAATTTGGTAAAGTTAAATACGGTATTACTTTCGATTCAGATGTAACTACTGGCGGTTATCACATATATAAACCAAGTGGTGATATAAAAGCTTTTGGTAATCTAAATTTAACAGGTAATATTACAACTACTGCTGGTTTAAATGTAGTTACAACAGGTAATAATACTTCTCTAATTTTTGATGCAGATACTGATAATAATGAAACTGGTTCTTTTAACTTTGTAGATTTTAAAATTGACGGTGCTTTACACGCAAACATCTTTGTAGATCAACCAGCGACAGGTTCTGGTGATTTTGAAATAAATACACATGCCGGTGTCGCCAACATTACAAAGATAGGAAACGGAACTGGTGATGATAGAAGAGTAAAAATTAACAGCGACACCTTGCAAATAGTTACTTCAAGGTCCCCTGCTTCTAATGCAACGGGTGAAGCGGGACAAATAGCTTGGGATGGCAACTATGTTTATGTCTGCACCGCTACTAATACTTGGAAACGAGCAGCATTAACAGGAGGATACTAATGACAATTACAAAAACTTGGAGAGTAGGTACATGCGTTCGTGTTACAGCTGACGGTTATGTACACAAAGTTGTCTACCATGTAGACGGTACTGATGGTACTTATAAAGCTACAATTGATGGACAAGTTGACCTACCTAGACCAGAAACATTAATACCTTACAAAGACTTGACAGAAGAGCAAGTAATGGGTTGGGTAAAAACAACAATAGAAGCACAAGCTGCTACTGGAAGTCTGCCTTCAGTTGCACAGATAGAAGCAAGCTTAGATGCAGAAATAGATAAACAAAAAAATCCCAAGGCAGCTAGTGTTCCTTACAGCTCATTTGGTATTCCTTGGAGTTAAACTATGACATTAACAAAAATACAAACAATAGCATCTGGCACAGGTGCAACATTTAGAACTGTAGATAATCACTTAAGGGATGTAGTATCAGTTAAAGACTTTGGTGCTGTTGGAGACGGTGTAGCAAACGACACGAGTGCTATTCAAGCTGCATTTAACAGCATTTCAACTTATTCTTCTGTTTATTTCCCACCCGGAGTATACCTTTTATCTGCCAATATTACTGCTACAAACAAGAAAGCAGTATTAAACGGTGCAACTTTTACAGGTGGTTTTGACGTTCAAACAGATGTTATCGAATCTTTTGAACAATTTTTAAACAAAAAAGGGTCTAACATTGCTGTAGGTACACCAGCAAATAATATGGAGTACAATAAGGGTGGCATACTGATAGGCGGTGGTCATTCAACAGGCAACACTGGTTCTTGGATTAGCTGTGATGGTGCTACTAATTGGCTTAGTGTTATTCCTAGTAAAAACTATAACCCTCAAGAGTTGATTGTTTATAACTCAGGTGCTAGTGGTTTTGCTACCTCAGTACAGGGCACAGCTTTTATTGACAAAACTGCTGGTGCAGATTTTCAAGCTAGTTGGGTTGGAGATCAGTTTTATTTTCTTCGTAAAGTTTTTAAAGTAAAATCTTTTGTATCTACTACTCGATTAGAAGTTGAAGAAGAAGATGGTACTGCTGTTACTTTTTCTTCTGCTGAGTCAGAAGCCTTTACATATAGTCTTACAAGTGGAACTGGAACTTGCACTGTAAGCGGAACAACAGTTACTTATGTGTCAGGCGATCCTTTTGTACCTAATTTCTTTACTCGTGGTTTTGAATTTAGTCTTCAAATATCTGGTGCTTTTGTAGCACAAACTCTAGATGCTAATGCAGACACTGGTGGGTTTACTGATGGATTTAACACCACTACTCAACAATATAAACTTAGTTCTGCTCCATCTGCTGGAGACGGTACATACAATTTTAGATGGAAAGGTAATATTAATGACCAGCTTTCAACACTAAGAGTCCAAGCTATTGCTGGTACTATCGAAGAGAATGTAAACCTTATTGCTTATGGCGGTAATCCTATTCTTGGTCGTTATTATTCTCTTGAAACAGGTTTTGCCGGTATAGGTAAAATGAGACCTTTATTTATTGGATCTGGTAATTACACTGATTTTACTTATGCACATCACCTTGGCTGCCATCCACGAGATACTAACAACCCTAACCCATTCCTTCAACTAGGTGGTGTCCAAGGTCGTGAGACTTTAACTATATTCGGACCCTCTGCTAGTACTAATACTGGACTTAACCGTTTTGAAATTCACAGTTGTCCCGGTGGATTTGCCCCTGCAATACGTGCTAGAGGTTCAGATACAAATATAGGTATGGGTTTTGATACTACAGGTAATGGAGACTTTGGTTTTACTCAAGGCTTTGCAAGAACTTTATTTAAAATGTATGGTGATAATGCGGCAAGTGTTAATCATATCGCATCGATTGCTAGACAAGCTGGTCAACCTGTTGAGCTATTTGTACAAGGTACAGATACTAACGTTGACTTTATAATAAATGCTAAAGGTAGTGGTGTATTACGATTCGGTGCACATACGGGATCTGGTGATGCAGCTGTAAACGGATTTATTACAATAAAAGATGCAGCGGGTAATACAAGAAAACTTGCTACGATTGCATAATGGAAGAAGCTATCCATCTTCCCACCCTAGCTTTGCCACCAGCCCAAGAGTACCCAACTCCAGCATTAGATCTACCTACAGCAGATATTCCATCCTACAAACCTTTAGTTGTACCTCCTAGTGATTTACGTAAGCCTAAAGAAACTAAATCTAAAACAACAGAAAAAACTGAGCAACCAACTGTACCTAAGTTAGAAGTGCCATACTTTAATGTAGAAGTACCACTTCCTACAACTGAGGTAGTCATGGCTGCGACCTATGCAGCTGTGAGTGCGGTTGCAGTAACAACTTTTGCACAGCC